TAAGTTTATCCTCAAGTCTGTCAACCAGTTCTACGTCAACGATGTTATAATCTACAAACTTTTGCCAGTTCTTTGTATAGAACTCACGGAAAGTATCATACTCACTGTGATCTAATTTCTGTTGTCCTAGTTCCATGAGAGCAATATGATCCAATCGGAAACTCTCTTGGTTAGGAGTTGCTGGAGATTTTTTATACAGGTCTAAGTAATCAATTACAGATATGCCTGCAAGATCATATACAATATTATCTCTACCAGCAATCTTGATTTCATTTCTCCTTACGATGCCCCAAGGAGACATTCTCTTTGCATACTTCTCTCCCATGAGTCTTTCCATTCTACCCATGAGATAGGGAATATCATACAACTCACAGTTCCACCCTGTAATGACCTCAGGCGTGTGTCTTTGCCACCAATCTACAAATGTAGTGATCAATCCTTCCTCACTATGGCAGTCCACATAGCGGTAGTTCTTTCTGTTCGGATTAGTTTTGTATGGCCTAGATCCAAATGTAGTAATAAATTTTGTATTATAATCTTGTACAGTAATTAGTAATAGTTCTTCCGCAACATTAAAGACATCGGGAAAGCCATTCTCTGCAGCAACCTCGATGTCAATAGTAACTAATTTAATTTTGTTTAGATCAAACTTGATCTCATCTTCTGGGTAGTTCTCGGAGATATATTGATGAACATATCTCTCATTGCCATATATGTTAAAGTTTTGAACCTGTGAATACTTATCTATAAATTCTCTACAATCTTTGATTGTGCCTGGTTTGATTGGATCAACTAATTGACCATCAAGTGTTTTCCATTTACTCCTCTTTCTCTTAGACGGCACAAAAAAAGTAGGGCGAAACTCAACCCTATCTTCAAAATGTCTTCCATTGTCATACCCTCTAACCAGCATACTGTTGCCGATTTGAAAGACATTTGTGTAAAACTTCATTCTTTAGTAGCTAATTTCAAATATGAATCCACTAGTGATTTGTGTGGTTCAACTAATGTTAATATTTTATCAGAACATATCATAATTTCAACGTCATCTGTGACATTACTTAGATATGGTGACATTTCTTCACCTTCTATCTTATATGGCGATAACATTTTACAGTTGGGATCACCAATATCAAGAGCAGCAACCTCCTCTACCCCAGATATAAGGACATCACCATTTACTAAAACTAATATTTTAACTTCCTGTTCCATTCATTCTTGCCTCATAAGATTCCTTTACCATTTTCTTAGGTTCTACTATTGCTACAACCCAACTAGGATCTATAGATATTTTTTTCTCATCCGATAAAGGCATGAAGGGATAATATTGAACACTATATTTTGTCTCAGTATCCTCTTTACCCTCGGTAAGCATTACTGGATCTTCAATCAATTTACAGCAGAAAGGATTTTCAAGAACTATAAAGATAGGTTTGTCATTCTCATCAACCAACTCTTTTACATCCGCTATAACTTCTTCGTTGGATTTTAGTAGAACTAATTTTATGGACATTGCATCTTATATAGTAATAAAGGGGGAGGTTGGAATCCTGTATACCAACAAGAGGAGGGCATTTCTACAGATTAGAAAAACTCCTCTGCCTACGTTCTACTTGGTTTAGTAGTTCTGCCTTGCGACAGCGAGCACCACCTCTAACGCATCACCTTAACCAGCTATATGCCAGTAAGTTTATTCAGTCACTCCCGATGTGCTGATCAAACACAAATGTATTATAGTACAAAAAAAAGAGGGTGTCAAGCACCCTCTCGATCCATCTCGAACTGTTAGTATTTATAGATAATTTTTCCGTGCATGATGCTCTGGAACTACTTTACCCAACTTAACGGTAAGAAGACCATCTTTGAATTGAACCTCTCGGACTTCAATATCCTCTGATAAAGCCCACGCTCTTGAGAAAGATCTCTGAGCCAATCCTTTATGGACATACTCGGATCTGCCCTCCTTCTCCTCTTTCTTGCCCTCAACAACAAGTCTTCCGTACTCGGTGTATACATGGATCTCCTTTTTACTAAAACCAGCAAGTGCGATCTCCAATAGGGAGTCAACATTATTTAGCTGAATATGGTTATAAGGAGGATAGTTTGAAGATATATCGTAATTAAAGAATTGCTGGAAGTAATCATCCATCCCAACACTATTCTTCATTATCTTATCCATTAGGTCTGGAAGATTCTCAGCCCTATATCTTTGAATGTTAGTCATAGTAGTTCTCCTATTAAGCGAGTTGTTTGTGTCCCTTACGGCGACAATACTATTTAAACATAGAACATAAAAAAAGGGGGTCGTATAAACCCCCATAAACCTTGATGATAACCGTCAGTCTGCCTTTACAAATGCACTTGGCGATGTCTGTACTACTTTCTTTTTCTTACCGATATTATACTTGGTCTCAAGAGTCCAATCACCTTTATCCTTATAAGAGAGGACTTTGATCTGGTTTAGAGGAGCGACATCAGTTATTCTTTCTGGAGTTATAATAGTGATCAATCCCCAATCTGATAGGAGAGTAATGATTCTATTACGACGTTGGACATCATTGATAGAAAGATTAGCAGACTTTCCATCTAGGGCGAACAATTCTTTGAAGTGAACAATATAGTATCTACCTTGCTTATGAAGAATATGGCATGACTGATATATCTTCTTTTCCTTTCTAGAAGCTACACCAATCCTAGTGAGAGTTTCTCTTACTTTCAAGAAATCATCTGGTTCATTCAGTGTGACCTCGATCATTTGATCTTGTGACCACTCAATCTCAGGTTCTACAAACCCACTCATGTTGTACCTCCAACGTCAATTCGCTTTTTAATGTAATCCAACTGCTCTTTACTAAGAATTTTCAATGCTTGGATTGCTTTCTCATTACTATAACCATAGTATGATTTGACAACATCAAGGTTCTTGATCTTATCTTTTCGGAGCCACGGAGAGAATCTCTTCTTTTTCCTGATACTATTTAGGAAAAATTGATATTGAAGGTCTTTTGCCAAGTGTGCATTTAAGTTCATTTCATTAGCAAACATAATGCAATCAAGATGTGCAGACATACATTTATTGATAATGAATGGAGCATACTTCTTGATTAACTGAGGATCTTCAGCGGTAATATCCTTTTTGTTTAGGTTGATAGAATTCAACCAATCCTTTAATTCTGCCATATCATCTAATAATATCTATCTCATCTGGATTGGTATTCCAAGTTTCCAACTTGGTTCTCAATCTCCCTTCATCTCTAAGCTTGGTATATCTTTTTGCAGCCATCTTTTTCCAATGACCAATTATCTGTTCTACTCCAAATCTGTCATAGTTATCTGCTTTGATAAGAGTGTCTTGCTCTCCTAGAATAACCTCTCTACTATTCTTGAATCCATATGTAGACATATAAAAACGTTTCTGTTGAGTGAGATTCTTAGCAGAAAGTATTGCATCATTGAACTGTTTTAGTTTCTCAGGATCATTCAAACATTTTTTGATAATAGAAATCATTTTTGTTTGAATCTTTAGTTTTCTACTTGAAGCGTCTTCTTTAACTAAAAGTTTGTCATTATTTCTCACGGTAAACCATGCATTTAAGTCTTTGAAGATAGAATCATGTATTAGTGGAGTAAAGTCGCTAACAGTTAATCCTTTATATCTCATGTACGGTTTGAGTCCATCATACTGAGATGATGATTTTGTTGTTCCATACAAAGATGTTGTTTCAAACAAACAAATATCCGCATTGTATTTCTTATTTAAAGTCTCTCTAGCAAGATGAGAACAACATAACATTGCTAAGAGTTTACCACCAAGATAATTATATCCAAATGGTTGGGTGGGAACAATAATAAATCCCATGATAGCGTGTCTGTTAAACCTAGTTAAGTCTGGTACATTACCTAACCAATCATTTCTAGGTTTAGAATTTATAGTAGGAGATCCAAATCTACAGAATCCAATAGTCTTATCTGTGGTGGTCTCTTTTACAATCCACTTGAGAGCTTTTCCTGGCACAGATTTTTCTATGGCATGAGATGTAGTAATCTCTAGTCTTTCGTTGAAGTATGCATTACTGAATCCATTCTTCTCTCCAGCAGGGAAGATTTTGATTTGCATATCGTCAGGGTGCATATCAAAATCAGTGAATAGATCATCCTCAGGCCCCATACCAAATAAAGGCACAGGTAGTTGAGCCATACGATCTAGTTTTACATTACGAAGGTATTCATCAATTCTTCCAGTGTTAGAGAAATAATCAATGAATTTATCTGCTGCATACGCAGCATCAATTTCACTTAAAATCATTGTATAATAGGCATTTCATATGGATTATCAGGTTCAAAATAGAACTCTTGTTCAACAGGCATAGTCAGAACCTCTATAAGCAAATTGATATCAGCTGATATCGCATCACCAGTTTCTGCCATCCTACGGTATCCATTACCGATATAGACTTGTCCAATCACAACTGCAATAGTTGCTGCACCCCAAAACAAATAGTATCTTGAGGATTTTACTTGATGTTTTAATTTTGTAAAGTTAGTCATTTGAATTCACACTCCACCATGATTTCGGTCATACATGCCAATAAATTAATTTCTTGATCAGCCACAAAAGCAATCTGATATTGATATTTGGCGATTATCAATACCGCAGCTGCAATACTGGCACCCTCAAGGGTATCAAATAAAGCATCATAAACACGACGAAGAAGTACAGATGGATCGTTGTCAAGATTATTGACACACCACTTTCTGACTTCTGGAAATTTCTTCTCCTTGAGATTCTTGATGAGATCATTTATATTAACCTCAGAGAAACTAGCAAGGATTGAAGAATCAATCTTACCACCAACTGAATGTCTTTGGCACTCATTTAACACTCTTCTCCAATCTGGAAAATGTTTGTTAATTAGTTCTGCTAAAACTTTCTTGTCAGCTTCAATACCTTCAAGTTCCAATATTGAAACTAAACGTTTAAAGAACTGTGCTG